GTTTCGATGGTAATTAAAAAGAAGGGTATATTTGTTATTGATGATTTTGAGGAAAAGGTTGCTAATACTTCTGATAAAATACAAGTATGGCATCCTCGAAGATTTACAACAAAAACTGAAGCATTTGAAAATGTAAAATTAAATAAATCTTTTTATAGTTTGCAAGATTTAGTTTGGATAGATAATAAGCCAAGTGGTTGGTTAGTAAGTAAATTAGCAGATCTTAAAGAGCACTACGGTTTAACTACACTTACTATATCAAATGGTGGTAATAATTATACAGCAGCTGATATCAATAAGACTTTTACTATTGATACATTTATAACAGATACAAAAGTACAGCCAACCGGTAAGATTACAGATATACAATATGGAGTAAGCAGTGTTACTGTTACTAGCGGAGGCGCAGGTTATACATCCCCACCTTCAATTACATTTATCGAAAGTGGAAGCGGAACAAAGATTACTACTGCGATAGCAAAAGCAGTATTAAAATCAGTAATTGCATCTGTTACTATTACAGATGCTGGTGCTGGTTATCAGACATTACCCGGAGTTGAAATATACGAGTCTCTTATTTATAATGGTACTACTTGGAGTGTTGAGCATAATTTAAATCAAAAATATGTTAATTTAGAAATTATGGATTATCAACATAATACAATTGGTCCAGAATATGGATCACCTATAATTACATATGTTGATGTGAATAACTTAACCATAGATTGGGGTACTACAGCAACTGTAGGTTATATTGATGTTATTAAGTCTGAGTTTGTTAGTACATTACAATCTTCCTCAGATATTTGGTTAATACCACACAATTTGAGTCAGCAATATGTCAATGTTAATATTATTTACAATGATGATAAAGATGCAATAGGTCGTTATAGTAATCCAATTATAGAATATACTGACACAAATAATCTTACTATTGTATTTCCAGTTGGTACGAAAAGATCTGGTTATGTTGCTGTAACATATAGTGATAATTATGTTCCTGGTGCATCAGGTGGAACAGGATATACACATACTGAATCAGCTGTATCAAAAACATGGACAGTAACACATAATTTAGGCAAGAGATATGTAAATGTTGATGTAGCATTTCTTGGTAGTGATATTGATTTTACAGGTTTAGGTAATTGGGCAGTCGCTCAACATAATCTAGGTCAGCAGTATGTTAATGTTGCTCTTATTGATGCCGCAGATAATTTGATTAACACTGAATATGAAGGAGCAACAGTTTCGTTTCTTACTACTAATAGTTTAAGAATAATGGGCGGATCAACAAAAATAGATAAGGTTAGTGTAATTAAATCAAAATTTGTTAGTTCATTACAATCTGCAGCTAATACATGGACAATTACACATAACTTAAACCAAGATATTGCTAATGTAGATATTATATATAGTGATAGTACATCTGCTTCTAGTAGGCATGACCATCCTTTGGTCGAATATACTGATGTTAACAATATTAAAGTTATATTTCCAACAGGCGTTACTAAATCTGGTTACGCAGTAGTTACACACAATGATATGAACGGTTCTGCACCAGATTTTGGTTATGAACATACGGAAGGTAGTGCCGCAACAACATGGACTATTACACATAATTTAGGAAAGAAATATGTAAATGTTGATATTGCAGTATTGGGTTCTACTATAGCATCTGGTGATTATAGTGCAACAATAGCTTCTTCTTTATATTATAATATTAAAGGGTTGTATGATTATCCTGCTATTAAATTTGTTGATGATAATAGTTTAACTATTACTTTTAATACAGCAATTGCTGGTAAAGCAGTAATTTCAGGCGGTGATACATTTTCAGCAAATGCAGATACAAAGTATTATAATATAAAGGGTAATTATGATTTCCCAGTTATTAATCATGTTAGTGCAAATCAATTAACAGCAACATTTAATACTCCTCGAGCTGGTAAGTTAATGGTATCAGCCGGTAAAGGAATCAAAGACGATGATTCAGTATTGGCAATACATATGAAAGTTGGTACTGATGGCGGCTGTAATGGTATGACTATAAATGCCGCAGGCAGTGGTTATTCAGTAAGTGATACAATATCCGTAACAGGTGGCACTGGAATTCCAGTAGCAACAGGTACTGTTTCATCAGTAAGTGTTGGTGATGTTAGCAGTATAACAGTAACTAACCCAGGTTCAGGATATGCATCGGCACCAACTGTTACAATAGATCCACCTTCAAGTGGTACAACAGCAACAGCAACAGCAACAGTTGCCGGTGGCGCAGTTACAGGTGTTACAATAACTCTTGCAGGAGACGGTTATACATCAGCACCAAATGTTGTGTTTACTGGCGGCGGAGGATCAAGTGCTGTAGCAGTAGCAACAGTAACAATAATCGGTGCAGTAACTGGTATAACAATAGCAGATGGTGGCGATTACACTGTCTTACCGCCGTATACAAATTGTGAAACAACAGCATCCCCGGTATCTGGAAGGATCGGATTAAGGTTAGATTTATTGTTTGTGGTTAAATCTTTAGGTATAACGCTTAGTGACTCGTTTCAATCTGCACCTGATATAAAAATTACTGCACCTGCGTATGGCGGAGGAGGTGGTTGTACACCACGCCAGGCAACAGCCGCCGCGACCATAACAGGAGCGGTTGATAGTATTCAAGTGTTGACAAATGGTGAATATTTAAGTGTGCCTACAGTAGGTTTTACTGGAGGCGGCGGAGCTGGTGCAACGGCTACTGCAAATTTAACAGGCCCAGTAAAAACTATATCACTTGTTACGCAGGGCGATATAACATATTTGCCGTCACCATTAACAAATATAGCTGCTGTACCTGTTGATACACATGTTGGTACAGGTTTAACATTAGATATTGATTTTAGCATAATTACTAGTTTTGATACATGGTTTGAAACACATAGAGCAGAAGAACAACGAATTAATTCAGCATTATTTGATGTTGCTACATTATATGATACAAAAGAATTATTAATTGATGCACAACCTTTATTATTAGATTTTCCAAAAGGTGTTATCGGCGGCCAAGTTGATGTTGAGATTTCATATCGATTAAATAGGGATCCTGCAAGATATAATGTTACTGATGATGCTAGTTCGTTAGTTAATGATGATCTTTTGTGGAATAACGAGCAAGTGGGTCATCTTTGGTGGGACACATCTACTGTAAGATTTTATGATGCTGAACAGGGAAGTAATAGATATCGTAGAACATACTGGAATCAAATGTTTCCAGGCTCGAGTGTAGACATGTATGAGTGGGTGCAAAGTACAAATATACCGGCAGACTATAAAGGAACAGGCACAGTTAAAAGTGTAAATCAATATAGTCAAATAGAAGAATGGAATATTGCTATAAGTAAATTTGTTACAAATTATTATTTCTGGGTAAGGAATAAGACAACTGCACCAGCTGTTGAATGGCGTAAGCAAAGTGCAAATACTATAGCATCGTACATAAGTGCTCCAGCAAATACCCAATGGTATGCTCCTATTAGTAATCATTATGAACGAGTGGATGATGTTGTTGTTGCAAGTGCAACTGTTTCACAGACTATTTCTACAACAGGTGTTGATCCAGCATTGATAACAAGTGTAAGACTTGGCGGTATTAAGGTAACGTATACAAATGGTACCATAGCATCTGATGATACAATAACATCCATTACGTTAACAAGTGCTCCAGTTATAGGTGATTTAATACAAGTGACTTATAGAAAGCCTGGCGGTGCAATGATTATTAACGGTATAGATAGGTTAATAACAGCAGAAGATTCTAGTTTACAGTTAGAATATAAAGTAAAAAATGTAGAAAGTAATGTACATAAGCAATGGGTCTTAATAAGAAAGAATGATACTCGAAGTTCTATTCCAGCATATTTTCTTAATAAGATGGTTGATAGTTTAGTTGGATATGACAAAGCAGGATTAGTAATACCTGATACTTCTATGTTGCATAAAGATAGGCAACATGGTACATTGTATCGTCCACGGCAGACATGGTTCAAGGATGTAAATTTAGCAAGAAAGAATTTTGTTATCGCAATGAATACAATTTTAACAACGTTGACAGTTAACGATGATAAAACAGGATGGGATGCTGATGTTTATAATAACCAATTTATAATTTATATTGATTGGTGGGAAACTGATTATTCTACTGCAACTGTAATTAAGCATACAGTAGATACTATAGCAAAAAGAAAATTATTAACCGGGTTGATCGACGGTGATATTGTAAAAGTTAAAAACGACGGCACAAACAGATGGCGTGTTTACAAGTATGTTCTTGCTACAAAAACATTCTTAAAAATAGGTGCGGAAAAACAAACAATAAACTTTAAGACTACAACGTATACAGATACATTTACGTTAACGCAAAGTCAAGATTTTCGTAAGATTATTGATGCTATTTTTAATAATGTTTTTACAATTAATTGGTTAGTTAAGACAAATGAAGTATTCTTTGGAATGATATCATATGTTTTATCAGAGCAAGGTGATGTAGATTGGATATTTAAGAGTTCATATTTAAATATTGCTTCAGCAGAAAATAATGTTAAACAACTTTCTAATTTTAAAGTTGAATTATTACCGCACGTTCAAGAATATATTAATGAAGTAAAACCATATACGTCAAAGGTTAGAGAATATAGAGGAATTAAAAACTTAGAGTTAGAAACTGCAAATTCGCATATTACTGATTTTGACAATCCGCCATATTATAATAGTAGTACCAGCAAAGTACAACCATTATTACCAGGAGTAAATCCAAGTTATGATGTAATTCTAGGAACTGGTATCTATAAAGATTATTTAGATAATCATACAGACACTAATTTATTACGAGCATCAAAAGTTAGTTTATTATTTGATCGAGTTAGTAATAATATTTTTCCAGCAAAAACATATTTAACTACCGGTAATGTAGGTGTAGACTCGCGTACCGTACATCATGAATTAGCATTAACAGATGCACAGAGATATCGTAATGCTATTATAGATCTAAATACTCGGACAACAGTTGGCGACTTAATAAGTGGTGCTCCATCGGATCATGCATCCCAACGTGTTGCAAAATACTCAACTGCTACAAGTACATATATTACTACTTTAGCAACTATGAAATTAACTACTGATGATAATATTAAAAATCATCCAATAATTGTTGCTAATGCAATGTCTACATTAACAAGTATAACATATGATCAATTACAAGGTGCTGATACTTATTATAAGATGGCAAATGGTTATCATGAAGATTTAACATTAACAGTACATGCCGCAGTTGGTAGATATGATTATGATGTTAATGCTGTATTAAGGACTGGTACTAATGTAGAAGTAGGTAATGATACAGATGCCCAAATAGCTATTAATGATTTTGTTAATGATTATCGTAATACACAAACACAATTATCAAACAGCATTAGCGGTGCATTTTATGATGTATCTAAAGTTGAACGCGAAGATGGCTCAAGATTTGATATGACAACTTTTGAAAATGATACTCCAGTACCGCAAGAATGGGGCTGGGATAGCCAAGCATGGGATTATACTGTTGTCGAAGATGGGTACGAAAAAGCATTAACAACATGGGACGAAGGCCAGACATTGCCTGTTCTCTTTTCGGAATTTCCAAATTTTGCAGTTGAAGCTACATCCGCGTATGGCAATGATAGAGTAGGTTGGCATATCTATAATGTAGTAACAAAAGCAGGTGTAGAGAGTGTTTATTATAGTAACGAATTTATTTATGTGACAGCAAGTGGTATACCTGATCATGAATCAAATTTGCATGATCCAATCTGGCCTTATATAGATGAGGTTAAACCAAATATAATTGTACATCAAAATATTAAATGGAATATACCAGGTGAGGTAGTTATTCCACTTATTGCTGATAAGGAAAATACACCAACTGGGATAATTGCAATATTAAGAAATGGTGTTGCATTACACAATGTTAAAACTCGAGACAGTTATGGCAATGATAGTGTTTGGCATTATAATGCTATGTATACTGCTGGCGGCACTACAGGATATGGTCCAGGAACAGAAACGTTCTTTTGGAGGCATAGAGATCAGCACGGTGGTATTGTAGATTATAATGGACAATATCATTATTATGCTAATCCGACTGCAATTTATAATGATAATTTATTTGAGCATAGTCCATTGTTAGGCTATGCATTTGATGGCGTTCCAATTTATGGACCACAAGGTTATGCAAGTAAAAGTTATACTGGCGACGGTACAACAACAGTATTTGCTGGCCCAAGTGGACCAGAATATGCTACGGCGTTAATGAATGATTTAAATATAAAAATAAAAAAGAACGGCACTGCTCAAATTGTTACAACAGATTTTACATATACTGGTGCAGCTGGTAATGAAAAAAGCCAAATAACATTTGGTACAGCTCCAGCATTAGATAGTGTTATATTGTTTACGGTTACAAGTAAAATACAAAAAATGCGTTCAAGCTATAGATTAAAAACTGGAACTAGGGTTGCAATAGGTACTGAACCTGCGATACCAACTGGTAGTTATGATGGTACATATTATGAAGATTATGAATATGTTGCCGGCCTCGGTGATTTAGATGAATATAATGGTCGTATTGCTTACACACCGGAAAAGCCAAGTGGTATGTATGCATATTATGTTACAGTAGACGATGATGGTTTACCAGTATATCCGTATGTCATTGGTCCAAAATATTATGGAAAGCCAGAGAATGCAAATTATGATACAACTGCTTCACCAGTAACAGCTCCTGATTTTATGGCTGACGATCCTGATCAACTCGGTATTCCAAACTTATCTATTGATAGACAAGATAGAGACAGTAAAGATTTTGTTCGTCCAACACACGAGCAATGGCCAGATGAGTTAATTCCAATTAGTAGTAAGGAAGGATTACAAATTACAGTACAAACTAATAATCATTATACGTTGGGTAGTGTAACTGACTGGCTAAGTTTTAGAATATATTATGATGCCGATGGAGAGACAAAATATTATGCTCTACCAAATGATGCAAAGACAACAGCGGCCGCAGCCATAACAAAATTAGACACTGAAATAAGTGTAACTGATGTAAAAGTACTACCAGAACCATATCTGAATTCGCTAGGTACAGGTTATACAGTACCTGGTGTAGTGTTTATTGGTAGTGAAAGAGTTGAATATTTAGATATTGACATAACAAATAATAAATTGTTACTTTGTCGTCGAGGAACTGGTACTACCAGTGTCCAAGATCATGCTAGTAGTACAGCAATTTTTAGCGGAGATGCTAATAACATACTGACATATGATACTGAAAGTACATGGAGTCCAGATGCAACAAATGGATTAAATGCATCAACTAGTGATCAGGCAGTATTTTTTAAGAATCGCGCAGGAAATGCTTTAGCATAATATACCAATAGAATAATAATTGATAAATAAGTAATAATGAGTTTTTATAATGGAAAATGAAAATAAACAAAACGAATTAGCAAACAACAAACCAGATGAAACTGGTGGTGTTCGTGTGGAAGGTCATATTTTAATCCGTGATATCACGGATAAAAAAGAACCAATTGAATTAGTTAATAAAAGAAACGCAATTCACTTTGGTAATATGGCTAAACATCTTGCACAGACACTATCAGGTAAACCCAATTATGATATTCATTACATGGGTTTTGGTAATGGAGGTTCGAGTGTTAATACATTAGGAAAAATTACATATAAGACTACTAATGTTAGTGAAGCACCAGATGATGCGTCACCAACTTCTAATTTATATGGATTAAAATATTTTAAAGTTGTTGATGATTTAGCGGCATCAAATACAGCAACAACAAAAAATAAAATAGAAGTTTTGCCAAGTTCAACAAGTTATACAGATATTAAAGTAACTTGTACATTAGAATTTGGTGAACCTAGTGTTCAGTCTAATTTTGATAATAGTACAGATTTTACAGATGATTTTGTATTTGATGAATTGGGTCTTTTTAGTCTCGATGTAGCAACTGGTAATGAAATATCAGGAACTGCAACAGATACCTCAGTAATATTAGATTTCAATTCAAAATGTTACATGTTAACGCATGTTATTTTTCATCCAATACAAAAATCATTAAACAGAATAATTGAGATTGTTTATACAATCCGAATTCAAATGCAATAATGAGATAAAGAGAGAGAAATATGACATATACAATTAATACATTCGATGGTAATTTTTTAGCGAATGTAAATCCAGGTACAGTGGATACAAATACTTCTCTATCATTACTAGGTAAGAACTATAGTGGGTATGGCCAGATTATTGCAAGTAACTTTGTTTACTTGCTTGAAAATTTTGCAAAAACATCTGCACCAGCTAGTCCACTTAAAGGCCAGTTATGGTATGATAAGAGTGAGAACTTACTCAAAGTTTGTTCTATAACTGGAGATACAAATTCATTTGAAAGATTACAAGTTTATGTTGGTACAACCGCACCTGCAAGTGCACGTGACGGTGATTTATTTTATGATACTGACGATAAACAATTACAAATTCGTTCCAGTGCGGCGTGGGTAAATGCAAGTATACCTGGTGCAAACGGAACTGAAATGGCGTTCGTTAAAGTATCAGCAACAACAGATTTAACAAGTACAGCTATTACAGATACTAGAACTGTTTCTGTATTGTTTATAAGGGATCCTGCTTTACCGGCAGCTACTCTTACAGCAGATAATGTTGTTGCTGTCTTTGCACAAGAAACATTTCATTTCCTAGCAACAGAACCCACTGGTCAAGGCCAGCAAGCATTAGTTACAGCGGCGTTTGGTGCTATGGACACTGACAGTAACCTTGCTAATAATAGTAAAGTTACACGCGGTATGAATATTAACACAGCATATACAGATGCAACGGTTAATAACGCAAGTGATTCAACAAAACTTGGTGGGCAGTTACCAGCATATTATTTGGATCATGCTAATTTTACAAACACAGCGGCCGCACCATTTGTAGCAACAAATGCAAATACTTTACCAGACACAGATAACTCTTATACGGTAGGTAGTGGAGCTGCAAGGTTTGCCAACGTCTATAGTACAACATTTACAGGTGCACTGGCTGGTAATGCAACATCAGCAACAAATTCAACACAATTAAACGGCCAAGCTGCATCTTTTTATACAAATGCAACTAATCTAGCAACTGGTACTGTACCTACTGGTAGATTAACAGGTAGTTATACTATTAATATTGTAGGTAACGCAGATACTGCTACAAATTCAAGTCAAGTAGGTGGTGTATCATTGGGCGGTCTTGTACAGACTGCTGGTGCTCAAAATATTGCAGGTGTCAAAACATTTGACAATGATGTTATTATTACAGGTGATTTGACTATTAATGGTACAACAACAACAGTTAATACAACAACGTTGGCAGTTGAAGATGCAATGATTCAATTAGCCAGTGGCAACTCGTCTGCTTCAGCAACATATATTGGTATGCAAGCAGAACGTGGTGCAACAGACGCATATTTGGTATGGGAAGAATCATCAGATCGTTGGAGAGCAACAACTTCAGCAGATGGTGCAACCCACTCAGATGCAAATATGCAATGTGCTATATTATATGGACAAGCAACATCAGCACAATATGCTGATATGGCAGAACGATATCATGCAGATGAAACTATTAACCCAGGAACAGTAGTTCAATTGGGTGGGGTTAATGAAATAACTACAGCAACTGGATTTTGCTCAACTTCAGTATTTGGTGTTATCTCAACACAACCTGCTTATAGGATGAATTCCGATGCAGGTACTTCAAATACACATCCATATGTTACATTGACTGGGCGAGCACCAGTTAAAGTGATCGGTAAAGTTAAAAAAGGTGATCGCTTAATTAATAGCGAACTGCCAGGTGTTGCACAAGCATTACCACAAGACTTTATTAAACATTGCAATGATAATGGAGAGCAAATGACGCTTCATTGGGGTGTTATAGGTAGAGCACTTGAAGATAAAACAGACGATGAGTTAAATTCAATTGAAGCATATATTCAAGTAAATGCATAATATTACATATTATTAATAAAAAAAGCAGGGTTTACCCTGCTTTTTTTATGTGTGAGAATATTATGATAAATATAGTTAGTGACAACATATTGTATTTTGTACATAGTGTGGAGCCTCAGACACTATAATAAACGTGGGTAATCGTACCAGTCACTGGTGCGTAATCGAGTGACGGTTATCCTCACGTCAAATTGGGGATAAACTTAGGAGAATAATATGACGTACTCTGCCGGTAATACGATTCTAGCTGCTGATCTTAACTCATTTATTGGTGATGTTGAGGACATTTTTGGAGATAATAACTCAGGAAGTGTAGCTGCTGGAGCGTTAATTTTCGGTTACGGCGAAACAATGCTTCAAGCAGATGTTTCCGCTAGTAATTCAATCACAGCTGCACAATGGAATAATCTTTGGATGATGGTTCATCGTTGTGCAGGACATCAAGGCTCAACTGTAAATATTGGGGGTAGCGTAAGTGCTGGCCCGCATAGTGTAGGTAGCGCCATTACAATTGATTCAAATATAGTAACAGATATTGCTACAATTCGTACCAATAAGTTAAATTTCCATGCTAGTAGCATGACAACTGCAAACTGTAATGCACAAACAGGAACAGCATCGTGGTCAGCATCAACTGTACATAGTTATACACAAACTTTTGCAAGTTATGATGCCGCACGACACTTCCACAATCAAGGTGGCGCAACGTTGTTTACTGCTTCACGTTCAGGTGGTAGTGCTACAACACAAAATACTGATTGGGCAACATTGTTGACAACTATAGGTACAGTTACAGTAGGTCTTAATACTACAACACAAAGTGGTTCAGGTGGTACAACTGGCGATAGCTTTGATGATGTTGTTGGCGACGCAGGAGTTACCAAGACTATGTTTACACAAGCAAGTTCTGGCGATTACTCAGCTAATAATTATAAAGTTCAATGTGCAGCTAATGCCGCCAAGACAATTTATACTTGGACTGTAACATTTACAGATGGCCATACTAATTCGTTTAGTGATGCTGTTGATGGTACTTTAGCATCAACTGCTCAGGATAGACGTGCAACTGGTACATATATAAACAGTGACGCACCTTCTTATAGTGCAGGATCATATAGTCAGTCGTAATAGTTAGTAAATTTTATAAAATTTACCTTTTGACCCCTTGTATAAGTATTTGTACAAGGGGTTTCTGCTATGTCTGATATCGAAAAAGCATATGATTTTATTAATTTTAGAACTACAATAGTTAATCAAAAACATTTATTATTAGCACAAGTAGAGGAACGACTAACCTGTTATTTAAATGGTGGTGTATTTCGTGCCGAACCAGGCTTTATAGCATTTATAGGTGATATAATTGATGCAGGTTATGAGTCTGCCCCTATTCTTGATGTTAATAGTAATCCAATTTTAATCGAAGATTTAGTTGAATTTAAGAATACATTGCTATCGTCATACACAGAAGTAGTATATGATTATTGGCAAGATTGGGAAAATATTCGAGTTGAGCGAGATCTAAAGAAAATAGCCGATGTCTAAGGGTGTAGTAATATTTGCTTTTAATAATGAGCTAATAGATTATGTAAAACTTGCCAACCTAAATGAGGCAATGATAAAATATAATATGGATGTTCCTGTACATATTATTACTGATGCAGGACAGCCAGCACCAGGCAAAAGGCATTACAAAGATTATAATCAAATTTTATCTTTTAATAATAGTCTACGATGGGATGCATTTAATTTATCACCATTTGACGAAACATTAGTTCTTGATGCAGATTATCTAATAATGAATAATCGCCTAAATGCTATTTGGGGGAGCCGGAATGAGTTAATGCTTAATACTGATATTGTTCCTTTATTTAAAGATGAGTTTATAGAGCATACAAGGTTATCTGATTTTGGTATTAAAATGGCATGGGCAACCGCAATTTATTTTAAAAAAACAGAATTAGTAGAACATTTTTTTACTATTATGAAACATGTGTATGAGAATTATACGTATTATAGGCAAGTATATGAATTCCGGGGTGATTTATATCGCAATGATTTTGCTGCCAGTATTGCCCGGCATATGTTAAACAATTTTACTGAAAATACAATGGTAGATATACCTTCTTTGCCAACAAATAAAATTTTAACTGCTAAATCAGAGGATGAGATTGTTGAATTTAAGTGTGTAAATCATGTTAAAGTTAAAATAGTTCTACCAAATAAGCCTAACGAATGCATAGTTAACTCTATAAAAAATACTAATGTGCATTTTTTAAATAAGAAAACAATTTTAGATAATAGTGACCGTATAGAGGAGTTGTACGCATGAATGACCGCGGTTATTTTATAATAGCACAAAACAATCAAGAATACGACTATGTTCGTATGGCGTATGCACTTGCATTAAGTATTAAACATACGCAAAAAACGATTAAAAATGTTAGTATAGCATTACCAGGTTCAGAGGAACACTTGCTAACTGACAAACAAAGATGGATATTTGATGATGTTATAGAATTTCCATATGGTGATGATGCTGAATTAGCGGACTGGAAAATTAATAATAAGTGGAAATATGTGCATTGTACTCCATATAAAGAAACAGTGATACTTGATGCAGATATGTTATTTTTAAGTGATTATAGTCACTGGTGGGAAATGTTGTCTAAGCAAAATGTTGTTGCAACTACTGATGTATTAACTTATCGCAATGAAGTTGCACAAAGTTCTTATTATAGAAAAACATTTGTTAGTAATAATTTACCTAACATTTATACAGCATTTATGTATTTTAGAAAGAACAATGAACTTATATGGGAAGTAGCCAAATTAACTCAATTGATTATGGAAAATTGGGAAGATTTTTATTTAAAATATTTAGATGCTACTCGTCCTACATGGTTAAGTGCAGATGTTGCATATGCGTTAGCAATAAAATTATTAGGTGTTGAAGATGTGTGTACAAATAAATTACTTACGCCAACATTTGTACATATGAAAACACGAATGCAAAATACAGGTAATTTAGGAGATGAAGATTGGACAAAGTATATACCAACATATTTTACAAATGATTGTAAATTAAAAGTTGGTAATTATCAACAGTATTATCCCTTCCATTATCATATTAAGGAATGGCTTACAGATGACATAATTAAGAAATTAGAGGATGTGTCAAATGTCTGATTTATATGTTTTCTTTGATGATAGTAATCAAATAGTCGCAGTGTCTGGTAACAAAGATGCTATTCCGGCTACTCGTTATGCTATATTTCCTGAAGAAGATGTTGCTGGTTTTATTTTAGGTACAATGAATACGAATGATTTTGTTATTAGAGAAAATCGCAAAACCGGAAAAGTAACATTGGAAAAAAAAATAACTCACGAAATTTCAATACGGACAATAGATAATACTTTATACAAATTACCAAAAATTAATAACCAGTTTCAAATTAAAGTATTAAATAATATAAAGAAGAATAGTTTAGTTTTTATTTTAAATGTTGATTTGCGAGATAGTTTAATTCAATCTGGTGATAGTATAACTATTAACGGTGTTAATGAAGTAAGTTTCTTTTTTACAGAACTAGATGATCCACATTTTTTGAGGAAACATATTAGTTTTAGTGTTGGAGAATTTATTAGTAATGATATTAAAATAGAATACACAGAAAATTTAAAAAATGTTAGTGTATTTACAAAAAGAATTTATGATGATTATATATATGAGGAAGTATAAATGACAAAACATAGTTTAAACGAGTTTGATGTTTTTTATATTAGTTTTGATGAACCTAACTGTGAAAAACATTATGCTGATTTAGTTAATAAAATACCTTGGGCACAACGAGTACATGGTGTCAAGGGATTTGATAGTGCTCATAAAGCCGCGGCAGAAGCGAGCAAAACTGATAGGTTTATTACAATAGATGGTGATAACATTGTTGATGAAACTTTCTGGGATAGTGAATTAGAAATAGATCCAGTAGCAAATGAAAGATCAATTTGGAGTTGGAGTAGTAAAAATATTATTAATGGACTAGTGTATGGCAATGGTGGAATAAAACTTTGGCCTAAACAACCTACACTTACAATGAAGACGCACGAACACGCAGAAAATGAATCAGCCGCTATAGATTTTTGCTGGGATTTAGATTACCAGCAAATGAATGATATCTATTGTATGAATCACCCTAATGGTAGTCCTTACCAAGCATTTAGAGGAGGCTTTCGCGAAGGCGTTAAGATGTCGTTAGCAGATGGTAAAAAAGTAAAACCGGACCCAGGTGAGTTTGAAAGGATGATCTGGCATAAAAATTATGTGAGATTACTTATATGGGCAACCGTAGGTGCTGATGTTAAGAACGGCAAGTGGGCAGTATATGGCACACGATTAGGTTGTAAGTTATGTAATTTAGATCCTAATTTCAATCATCATAATGTAAGAGACTATGATTGGTTTAGGGAATTTTTTGATACAGAAGTAGCAGTTGATGTTAATGATAATAATATTGACGATCATATTACAGCCCTTGGTGATGATTTAAGAACAAAGCTTGGTATGCAATTAGGTGAGATGGATGCTAATGCAAGTAAGTTTTTTAAACGTGTATATGTTAATCCGCCACGTGTGGGTGTTAATATTACAGAACAATGGATGGAAAAAAATAATTTAGCATGACAGACCATTTTATTGAAGAAGTAAACATTATTAAACAAAAGCTAGATAATGTTAGTAGTAGTTTCTGCTTGGCCAAATGGTACCAGGTAACAATTCATTTACAAAATGGCCATACACATAGTTGCCATCATCCTGGTACACATAAAGTACCACTTGACGAATTAATTAATAATCCAACTGCACTGCATAATACACAATTTAAAAAAAATCGCAGGAAAGAAATGTTAGAGGGGGTTCGTCCATCAGAGTGTCAGTATTGCTGGAATGTAGAGGATAGTCCTGGTGAAAATTTTAGTGATAGGCATATTAAAAGTGCCGCTATGTGGGCTGCTCCGGGGTTTGATGAAGCAGTAAATAAGCCATGGGATTATAATCCTAATCCAAGATATCTTGAAGTTAGTTTTGGTAATGTTTGTAATTTTAAATGTATGTATTGCTATCCTAATATTAGCAGTCAATGGTATGAAGAATCAAAACAATATGGTCCATATCCTACAAGTTTGGGATTTGGTAGTTTAGAACATTTGGATTATAAAGGCACACGACCAATACTTGAAAGAGAACATAATCCATATGTTGAAGCATTTTGGAAATGGTGGCCTGATTTATATAACTCATTACATACATTTAGAATTACAGGTGGCGAACCGTTATTAAATAAAAATACATTTAGGGTATTAAAAGAGATTAATAATAATCCTCGACGAGAGTTAGAGTTAGCAATAAACACTAATATGTGTGTACCCGATAAAAACTTTGATGACTTTATTAGTCTTATAAAACCTATAACTGAGAAACTTAATAATGTTGGTGTCTTTACAAGTATAGAAGCAACACATAAGAAAGCAGAATGGATAAGATACGGATTAGATTATGACAAGTTTTGGGAAAATATTTCTCGTTTACAAACTGAAGTTCCTAAATTACATATAGATTTTATGTGTACGTATAATGCGTTAAGTGTTAGTAGTTTTACAGATTTTTTAAAAAAGATATATGAGTTAAGAAATAATTCGCTTTGGGACGAGCCATGGCATCCTCCATTAATGGTGAGTGTACCATATTTGCGTAATCCGTCATTTTTAACTATTAAAATTTTAGATGATACATTTGAGAAATATATTATTGAAAGTATAAATTATATGGAAGAGCACAGAGGTGATGACAATACGCCAGGTTTTATAAGTCATGAAATTGAGATGATGACACGATTATTAAATTGGTTTCAAGCAACAGATACTGACGAGCAGTTAAAGGTAAATCGTACTGATTTTGTTAAGTATGCTGATGAATATGATAGACGCCGCAGTACTAATTTTTTAGAAACATTTCCTGAATATACAGATTTTTATAATAGGTGTAAAGCATTATGTTAGAAGTATTTCATTTAAGTTATTATGAGCCGTTTGCTGATGAGACATATGAGAAATTAAAAGAACGTGTGCCGTGGACAAAACGGGTTGCAGGTGTCAAGGGCATATTTCATGGACACAAAGAATGTGCAAGGCAGTCCCTTACAACAATGTTTTATGTTGTAGATGCTGATGCAATACTTGAGGATGATTTTGATTTTACTTATAGACCAAGTAGTGAATTAGAGTATTGGGATGGTGTAAAACAAAATGAATGTATTCACGTGTGGCGATGTAAGAATTCAGTTAATGATTTAGTATATGGATATGGTGGTGTAAAGTTATTTCCGCGGGAACCGGTTAGGGCGGCAACTACTTGGCACATTGATTTTACGACAAGTGTAGCAGGAAAGTTTAAGGCAATGCCTAAAACAAGCAACTCAACTTATATTAATTCTGATCCATACTCAGCATTTAAGAGTGGTTTTAGAGAATGTACAAAATTAGCGGCACAAGTAATTAAGGATCCTGAAGGGCATTATGATAGCAGTAATGATCCTCGTATATTAGAATGGCTTGATGTGTGGTGTAGTAAAGGCGCAGACCGCGAGCACGGCGAATGGGCAATGCTTGGAGCACAAGCTGGTCGTAAATATGGCGAGGCAAATAAAGGTAATACAAAAGCATTAGATAAGATTAATGATAGAGATTGGATTAAACAACAGTTTGACAAGCTACCCAAATAAATGTTATAATGGAGTATTATGGAAACACATGAAATATTAGATAGGTATGAATTACTTTATAATGAAACAATTCCAGTTTTAAGTGATATCCGCCGAGTTGTTGTTGATGAAGATCTAAGTAGTATTTTTCGAATTGCTACTAGTATATCAGAACAAAAAGAATTAATTGATGAATTTCGAAAATCAGTAATGGAGAAAAATCCCCATTCTATATTTCGTATTTTTTCGCAGTTTACTATAGGTAATGATTTACATTCTCAATTGGTTGAAGATGTACGTAAAGCAGTAATAGAAGAAAATCATAGGTCTCTTTTTAGAGTTTTTGAGTATGCTGGTATTAATATTGAAGATTTGCGTAAAGCAATGACAGAAAAAAATCATCGAGCAATTTTTAGGGTTTTTGATTATTTTGATTCTTCGGAGTTACTCGACGATTTGCGTAAAGCGATAACAGAAAAAAATCAACATTCAACTTTTAGATTATTACAAAACTATACAGGAGATGATGTAGAGGATATACGTAAAGCAACACTTGAAGATAATTTGCATTCGTTATTTAGATTAATTCAAAATGAAGAGACATTACCAGTAGAAGATATACGCAAAGCAATTGTAGAAGACAATTTACATTCATTGTTTAGGCTAGTTGATACTTTAAATAATGAGGCAGAGGTAATAGATGATATTCGTCGTAGTATTGTTGAAAAAAATTGGCATTCTGTTTTTAGAATATTAGAGTATTTTCAAGAAAAAGAACTTTTACCATTGTCCATACCTATGGAAGATTTGCGTAAATCAATTATAGAAGAAAACATTCATTCAATGTTTAGAGTATTAGCAAGACTTGATGCAGAAAATAGGCAAATGAATGCATTGCGTCAAGCAGTTGTAAATAAAGAAATTCGTGCACTAATGGGTATGTTTATTGATAAACCACCTGCGTTGTTTGATACACTTCCGAGAGTTATAAGAACTTTTCCAGATGTAGATTTTCGTGATGCTTTTTCTCGGGGACAAATTTTAAGTAAGAAATGGCTTGCCGATGAATTAATAAAATTAGATATAAATCTCGGCACAGTATTTTTATGTGCAGGATGGTATGGGTCATTGGCATTATTATTATTTGAATCAGGGTTAAAAATAGAAAAGATTAGATCTTTTGATAAAGATGCTGAATGTTATAAGATTGCTGATACTATTAATAGACCATATGTAATGTCTGAATGGAAATTTAAAGCACAGACTGCAGATATACATTTAATTAATTATAGAGATGGCCATACGTATGATACTATAAAAAATAATGGTGAACCACAGGAATTATATGATAAGCCTAATACTATTGTTAATACAAGTTGTGAACATCTAACTAGTTTTGTTTTATGGTATAATCTAATACCAAAAGGTACATTAGTTGCTTTACAAACTAATAATTATTATGAAATAGATGATCATATAAATTGTGTAACCGATATTAATGAATTTAAAAAAATGGCACCACTTGACAATATTTTATATGAAGGTACATTAAATCTTGAAAAATATAATAGATTTATGTTAATAGGATATCGTTAATGTATAGTTATGATGAGATTAGAACAGTACATTTAGAAATTACACAACGTTGCCAAGCTGCATGTCCAATGTGTGATCGTAATATGAATGGTGGTGATGATAATCCTCATATGACTGATGCTGAATTATCAGTAGAAGATTGTCAAAAAATTTTTAGTGTTCCTTTTATACAACAATTAAAAACAATGTATATGTGTGGCAACTTGGGTGATCCAATTGTTGCTAAAGATACATTAGAAGTTTTTGAGTATTTTAGAAAGCATAATCCTAAAATGTGGTTAAGTATGAATACTAATGCTGGAGCACAAAAAGAAGAATGGTGGCAACGTCTTGCTAATATATATGGACGTATGGGCACAGTTATTTTTAGTGTTGATGGCTTGCGAGATACAAATCATTTATACAGGCAGAATGTAAATTGGGATATAGTAGAACGTAGTATGCGAGCATTTATTGGTGCAGGTGGCAGGGCACGATGGGATTTTTTAATTTTTGAGCACAATGAACATCAGGTAGAAGAAGCAGAAATGCTTGCCAATGAATTGGGGTTTGAACGATTTACTAAAAAGAAATCAGGAAGATTTATTAGTAGTGCAACAAGTAAAGCCAAAGAAGAACATCAAGCAGTAAATCGTAAAGGACAAGAAACACAGAATTTAGCAAAGCCAACTAGCGAAGAATATAAAAATAAAGCATTATTAAAACAAGAACAGATAGTTAAACAATACGGTAGTATGTTAGATTATTATAACTCGTGTAAAATAGATTGTAAAGTTGCTGGTGAAGAAAAAAGTATTTTTATAACTGCTGAAGGATTACTTATGCCTTGTTGTTGGACTGCTGGACGTATGTACAAGTGGTGGCACAAAGATTATAAAGTTGAACAAGTTTGGGATTTTATTGACCAAGCCGGCGGTAAAAAAGGTATAGATGTGATTAATAGTAGGTTAAGTGATGTTATTAATAATAGTGGCTTATTACAAAATATTACAAATAGTTGGGAATTAGATAGTCTTCCAAATGGTAAGTTAGGTGTTTGTGCCCAAAAATGTGGCACAGAATTTGATCCATTTGGAGAGCAGTTTATTTAGAATTAGTTCTATTAAGAATTAGACTAAGTTTTTTAATATTGTTTTTATTTTGTAAGATTAATCTAGTACCAGCATGTAATGGCCTTGGCCATGTTCCTATGTTAACCCACGCATAACCTACATGTTCGTCATTTAATTCTGGATGGAATTCATCTGTAATAATGCTTACAAAACTAGCATAATTAAAACCGTCATCGTTACTAACAAAATTATCTAATGGTATTGTTTTAATAATTTCAGGAACATTTATTAGTTCTTCTTCTAATTCTCTTTGTAGTGCGCTACCTAGAGTTTCCCCTTCTTCGACTTTTCCACCAAAGAAACTCCATGTTAATGGATGAGAACTCGTTGTAGAACGGAGACCGAGTAATATACGGTCAGTCTTAAGACTTAAAAAAATAGTGCCTACTGCTTTTATCATGCTAATACCTTATGGCTTATGTATATATTTACATGATTTACAAAACCACTTATTTTTTTCGTCGTTAAAGTATAATTCTTTTTTACACTTCGGGCATTGTATTAATGTATGCCTTGAAGTGTCTTTTGCTACATCACTATCCGCCAAAACCCTGGATAGTATCTCCCCTGATAAGAATCCATCCACTGCGTTCCATTCCATTTAAACTGGTCTCCAGTAAAATTATTTTGTATGTAAGTTGTGTCTGCTGTTGCTGATGAATCAAAAAATACTACCCACGTGCTACCATTGTATTGGATAATGTCGTTTTTATTTGCTACAAGATTGCCCCATGCATCTGTAACATTAGCTGCACCAACAGCACCGATATCGTCGAGTATTAAATATTTTTGCCCTGTTGCCGCTACTGGTAATGTGCCATCATTTGGATAACTTTTATGAGGATTAATAATTGCATTAACTGTAAAAGCTGTGCCAGGTAATGTGTCAGTGTCGACTGTATAATCGACTACATTCCCAGTTCCAGTTGCCGCAATAGTGCCTACTATATCATTTGGGGTTGTGCCATCTTCAGGATCTGCATTAAGTCGTAATCTAATTTGGGTAACGTTATCTTTTAAGCCACTATATTGATCAAGGTATCGTGTCCAGTCCATTGTATTACCGTCATCGTCTTCATTGATACCAGCATAATTTAATAATTGTATTTGCCCATTTGTTACATTAATTGATGCGTTAAGAGGTGTAATAATATCTCTAGTTAAGAAGGTTTGTCCTCCAAAGAAATCATAAGCATCAGGATCCCAATCAGTTGGCATATCATGAAGTCTGTCTGTAATTTGTTGAATAACACGTTGTTGGTATACTTTTGCTGGAGGACTAATCCATACAGGCATTGTAAATGTCATTGAGCCAATATCAATTTGTGTATCAACCCCTTGTGGAACGCCACGTGAACTCCAACTTATGTCTGTTAGTTCTACAACAACAAGAGATGTCCAATCAAGTATATTAGTGCTACTTTGTAATTCAATCGAAGGATTAAATAATACAAGAATTTGTTCCATTAATTGTAGTTTTTGATCTGCGTTGCTAGTCCAAATATCTGTTTGCATAGTTAATGTATATGGTGTAGGCATTAATCTTTCTACACTATATCTGTTTCCTATTTTATCTGTATATTTTCCAGTTTCAGGATCAAATGCCCGTTCATTAATTTGTTGTTTATCAACATATAATGGATCTAATGTTCTTGATCGGTCTGGTTGTAGTGTTAAAATATGTGATGTAATAAAAGGGCAAGAATTAATAATATTTTCACTATTATTTTTTAGTATATGCCCAACCATTCTTTGCATATCAGCATATCTGCAAGGTACTTTAATAAATTTTTCAATGCCGTCTTTGCCCTTACCAGTTTTAACTAATAAGCCGCCAAACAATCTCATAAATTGCAGAATATATCTGCGAAATTGTTCATCATAAAAATAACCTGCTTCTCTGTATCTACTTGCCATTTATTTTCTCTTTAAAAATCCGATTTTGGTTTTATTGCTCTACTTAATCCTTGCTTCGATGAAATAGTGTTATTAGTGTTGCCATCTGTAGTTGAACCAGTATTTTCAATAAAGGTTGTAAGTATTGTATTAGCTGCTTTCCAAATTGATCGATTATCATCCTCAACTTTAATCCATCTGTCACCCTTCTTAAGGAATAATCTGTAAGGATTAAAATCTGTTCTTAAGTAATATGCACCTTCGGTTGCACTAGAAGGAAATGTATTACCACTTCCGACTACTGCTGCCCCGTTAGGTGGCGTTGCATCCGATGTCCATACAGACGGTTTATGCGTCTTAGTATCAACATAGAGATGACCAGCCTCAAATCCGTGTTTAGGTACTTCATTTTCGCCCTGTTCGAGAATAGCTTCACTAATATCAAGTTCATTTTTATATGTGCTTAGAATATGTTTTAAATCGCTCGCTTCATCACCATCACCTAGTATATCTCGATATTCTACGGTATCAACTAATGCTTGGCATTTAACACGAATTAAATGTGGCCACCAGTTTGCATCAAAACCAGCTGTTTCTCTTACTACATCCTCAACTACATAAAATTTTCTCACTGGGCCTGCGGAGTTATCAAGGCCTGTATCATCGAGCAAATGGGGAAGTTCTAATACATCACCACTCATAATTTTGCGACCCAATATAGTCATAGTATCATTTAAATGTAATGTCATAAAGATACTATCATTTGCTAAAAATAAACCAAATTGTGTTAAATCAAGATCATTATCTGCTGGTTGATAAACACCACGCATGTTGTATATATCTTCGTCATATTTACGATCTCTGTTTTCAAGAAATAGTAAATCTTGTATTTTTGTTTCTGCAATAATATCTTCTGTAGATTTTTTCTTACCATAATTAGGTTGTGTTGCATCTGCTTTTTCTATAGAGCCATCCTCAAGAATTTTTTCACCTTGGTCATATATACCGATATATTTGTGAATATATATACCTGTACCGCCAGCATAAATATGTTCGCCCACGATTCGGTCAATGAATTTGTAATCATTTCCTTTTTCGGGTTTCCAGAGTGATAATCTAGGCATAGTTAAGTCTCTTTATTGTATTTATCGGTTTGTATAGGTTGACAAGGTTCATAAAATATTATAGTATAGCAAACATGGTACGAAGAAAAATAAAAACAGCAACAGGTAATCCATTTGGAAAACCATCATGGGAAGAATTTCAAGATGAGCATGTTATTGATGTTGATAAAGTAGCAGTTCGAAAACAAGTGTCAATGGGTTCTCGATATTATAATTACAAGTATAAAAGTAAAGATGGTAAAAAATGGTTTGTTGATTACTTAAAGAACGAAAAAGTAGATAAGGATAAAATAAAACATGTAACGCTACTGCCAGATTGGAGAGTTGGTATTACATATGGTGCATTGGCAAAAATGCTAATGGATGGATGTCCACCCTTAGAGGAATATACTGTGGCACTTGAGAAGCGGCTTGAAGAATGCCTTCGGGTAAAAGTTGAAAATATAGAAATTGAAGAGAGTAAAACTTTAGCACCAGTTATCTCAATACAAGAGCGTATGAAATTAAATCTTGATGATTTCCTTGGCAAGCATGTGGAAGGTGAGATTGATGATTTCTTTCAAAATAAGTTTAAGAGTAAATTCAAGTTAATAAATGCGTTACAAGTAAATGAAATAACGGGTAAAGCCGCTGGAATGATTTCCAATTTATATTCCCAAGAAATATCTGATTTAACCGAATTATTAAATCCTCCAAAAGAACCGGATGATGAATATGAACAATTAAGTGAAGGTTACCCATATAAAAAATTGGAATTAAAAAAGATTTTAGAGTTTTATACTATGCTTGCTGAAGATGCAGATCATTATGCAAATACACAAAACGCAAATCGTAAAATTAGAGTTAAAAAAGCACCAAGTTTAGAAAAATTGGTTGCTAAACTAACATATAAAGCAAAAGATGATACTTATAAAATAGTTTCAATAGATCCTAAAAAGATTATTGGTGCCCAAGAACTGTGGATATTCAATACAAAAACTCGTAAGTTGGGCAAATATGTTTCTACAAATGGATTTAGTTCTGGTGAATTGAGTGTTAAAGGCACTAGTATTACTGGATTTGATGAAAAGAAAAGCATACAAAAAACAGTTCGTAAGCCAGATGTAACATTAAAAGAGTTTCAAAATGCCGGGAAAGTAGCATTGCGTAAATTTCTCGAAGATATAAAAGCAACTGATATAAAGTTAACCGGCAGAATCAATAAAGAAATCGTCCTTTTAAAAGTTAATTAA